TGGCAGCCAAGGGCAAGGCGACCAACACCCTGCACGAATGGCAAACCCAGGACCTCGCGTCCGCGGTGACCAACAACGCCCAGGTTGAAGGCGACAACGCTTCGGCCAAGACCGTGACCCCGACCGTGCGCCTGAACAACCGTACCCAGATCTCGACCAAAACCGTGATCGTGTCCGGCACCCAGCAGGCGATGAACCCTGCCGGCCGTAAGGATGAACTGGCCTACCAGCTCAGCCTGGCAGCGCTGGAACTGCGCCGCGACATGGAAAGCTCGGCCACCCAGTTGGACGTGGCTGCCACCGCGCCACGTCAGGCCCGTGGTCTGGTTGGCTGGGTCGTGGACAACGTGGACCGCAACGGCGGCACCCTGGCGTCGTACACCGGCAACACCGGTCGTACCAAGGGTACTGCGATCGCCTTCACTGAGGCGCGTCTGAAGTCCGTGCTGCAGAAGATCTTCACTGCTGGCGGTGAGGCGGACTCGATCTTGCTGCCACCTGCTGCGAAGCAGACCTTCTCCACCTTCACCGGTAACGCCACCCGCTTCGACAAGTCCGAGGACGCCAAGCTGTACGCCTCGGTCGACGTCTACGTGTCGGACTTCGGCGAACTGAAGGCTATCCCGTCCCGCTTCCAGGATGCGAACGACGTGTTCATCCTGCAATCGGACAAGTGGGCCATCAGCTACCTGCGTCCTTTCCAGACCATCGAACTGGCTCAGACCGGTGACGCTATGCAGCGTGAGCTGGTGGTGGAATGGACCGTAGAGTCTCGCGCACCCAAGGCGAATGGAGCCGTGTACGATGTGGCCTGATTACGAATAGTAATCATTAGCGAGTTAAGAGGGGAGCTTCGGCTCCCCTTTCTCATTCTGGAGAAAGCAACATGCCCAACTTAAAGAACCTCGGCGACAGCTCGATGGGTATCGAGGGCTCGTCCGGCGGTGATGGCGGGTTTATCCCCGTGACGCTGAACTACATCGCTACCACCGTCGACTGCACCCTGTTCACCGCTGACCGTCCCTATGTCGTCAAAGCCATCCGTGGCCGCGTTGACGTAGCGGGTACTGGTGGTGCCTGCACCGCAACCATCCGCAAGGTGCCAAGCGGTACCGCGCTGACCTCGGGTACCGCGCTGCACACCGGCACGTACAACCTCGTCGGTACCGCCGCCACCCAGCAAGCCCTGACCCTGTCGACCACTGCCAGCGACCTCCTGCTCGCTGCTGGTGACTCGATCTGCTACGACCTGACCGGTACTGCGACTTCGGCCGTCGGCTCCATCAGCGTGACCCTCAACCCTGCCTAACCCACTGCCCCTTCGGGGGCGGTACTCCTTTGAGGAAGCTCCCAATGAGCAACACTTTTGAAGGCGCGGTCATGGTTGTGGCCACAGGCGTCAACATCACTACGTCTGCAGCTTCTGCAAGTGCAGTGATCCCCAGCATGTCCAGCGGCGAGCGTCCTCGCTATATCCGCATCACAGCCAGTACTGGTGCCTATGTGCGCATCGGTAACGGCGCGCTGACGGCGGTCAACACCGACATGATGGTTCAGCCAGGCGATGCCGTAATTATCGCCGTCTGCAACTTGGCGAATATCGCCGCCCTGCAGGTATCTGCCCCAGGCGTGGTGCAGGTTTCCCCGCTCGAAAACATGTAGGAAGGCCTCGCGATGATCGACCTCGATACCAAGTTTCATTTCCACGACGGCAAGATGACTGTCGAGCGCACGCAAGACTGCACCACCATCGTCGAGCGCACCAAGGCGCTGCACAACGGTGGCCACCATGGCAGCGCGGAAATGAAGCACGCGGCCAGCATTCCGTTCGTGATCATCGAGGACTACTGCAACAAGACCGGTATCACCTTCCATGAGTGCATCAGCAACAAGGAGCACATGCGCCGGATGCTGAATGACCCTGATCTGTCGGCGTTTCGCGTCTGGAAGGGCAAGGTATGAGCATCACCACCTACGCGGAGCTACAGGCCTCGGTGGCTAGCTGGCTCAACCGCAGTGATTTGACGGCAAATATCCCGGACTTCATCACCCTGGCCGAAGCTCAGATGAGCACGGACCTTAAAACGCGCTCGATGGAAGCGAAGGTGACTCTGTCCACGGTAGCCGGCACGAAAACCGTTGCCTTGCCGACCGATATGCTGGAAATGCGCCGGTTGCAGGTGGTCGGAACGTATAACCAGCCGCTGTCCTATCGTTCGCCGGACGAGCTGAGCATCGATTACGCCTCAAACATGTCAGCCCAGCCCATCGTGTTCACTGTCGTTGGCGGGAACATCGAATTGGCGCCGATCCCGGACGGTGTGTATTCGCTGGAACTGACCTATCAGCAGCGCATCCCGGCGCTGTCGGTCTCCAACACCACCAACTGGTTGCTGACCAACTGGCCAAACGCCTACCTGTACGCCTCGCTCATCGCTGCAACGCCTTTCATCATGAACGATGCGCGGCTGTCCACCTGGGCGCAGCTGTATAGGCAGGCCGTGGAAGGCATCAACGGTGTGGACTGGTACAGCGGCTCGACCATGAAGGTGCGCTCGCGATGATCCCGCTGATCGGTTTTGCGCCTGACGCGGACGTGACGACGCCGGGCCTGATCTCCAACTGCTCGAACCTGATCCCCTACCAGAACGGCATGGAAGGTGCGCCAGAGCCTGCAACCCCGGCAGCAACACCTGTGCTCGCGGCGGCCTGCAACGGCGCCGCGGTGGTGTCCAAGCTCGACGACACGCGCCGCATCATCGCCGGGACCACCACCAAGCTTTACGAGCTGATCGCTGGGGTGTGGACCGACATCGGTCGAGCTGCGGCCTATACGGGCGGTATCGACACGCGCTGGTCCATCACGCAGTTCGGCGATGCGACCCTCTGCGCAAACCGGGCCGACGTTATCCAGCGGTCAACCGCTGGCTCCTTCGCGGACGTGGCGACGGCGCCCAAGGCAGAAATCCTGTTCACGGTCGGCGCGTTCGTCATGGCACTGAACCTGAATGATGGGGTTGAGAAGCCGGATGGTTGGCAGTGCTGCGCAGCCTTTGATGACACGTCATGGACGCCAAGCCTCGCCACGCAGGCGACGTCCGGGCGGCTTGTGGCGACTGCCGGCCGGCTCACTGCCGGGATGCGCCTGGGCGAGTACGCCATCGCCTACAAACAGCGATCGATCTACCTCGGCCAGTACGTTGGCGCACCGACCGTGTGGAACTGGATACAGGTTCCCGGCGGTGATGCGGGCTGCGTGGGCAAGGAGGCGATTTGCGACATCGGGGGCGCGCACTTCTTCGTTGGCGACGACAACCTGTGGATTTTCGACGGCACCCGGCCAATCCCTGTCGCGGATGGCTACGTGCGGCAATTCTTCTTTGACAATTCGAACCCGTCCTACCGCTACCGGACGATCTGCGTGTTCGACCGGCAAAAGAACCTGGTGTGGGTGTTCTACCCATCGCTGAGCGCCACAACCCCGGATTCTGCGCTCGTTTACCACATCACCGCCAAGAAGTGGGGCGTGGCCAACCGCAGCATCGAGGCGGCACTCAACTACGTCTCCAGCGGCGTGACCATCGACGGGCTGTCGTCCATCTCGGCCACCATCGACGGGCTGTCGTCCTATTCGTTCGACTCCCAGTTCTGGCTGGCTGGCGGCAAATCGATGTCGATTTTCAACACTTCGCACCAGCTTCAGTCGATGACGGGCGCCTCGGTGTCCAGTTCGATGACGACTGGCGATGTGGGTGACGACCATGGCGTATCGGCGCTCAACAGCATCCGCCTGCGCTATGCCGTAGCTCCACCAGCCTCCTCGGTGCAGACCTACACGCAGATGAACTCCGGGGTCGGTTTCAACGCCGCCGCCTCGGGCACAGTTCTCGACGGGAAGTTCGACCTGCGTCAGTCCGCGCGCTGGCACAAGGCGACATTCAGCTTTACCGGCCCTGTCCGTGTCACGCACATGGACGCTGATCTGACGCCGGCGGGGGGACGCTGATGAGGCTCAACACAACCCCGCGTGTCGGTACCAGCGACCCGGTCCTTCAGCGCGAACTGCGCGAGCACGCCACTCAGGTCAACCTGGTCTCAGAAGGGCGTATCGCTGGCTTCTACACAGCGCTGACTGCTGCCCCAACCAGTGGTTCGTGGATGCAGGGTGATTCAGTGATGAACACCGCTCCGTCTGAGCTCGGCACGGCAGGCTCGAAATACGTCATCGAGGGCTGGACCTGCGTTGTCTCGGGCACGCCAGGCACATGGGTACAACGCCGCTTCCTGACAGGTAACTGATGAACACACTGATCGTGGTGCCAACAACGCATATCGACGTGGCCTGGAAAGAGGGCGCCTACAACCTCGGCCTAGCCTGCGCCACCTCGGGCGGGGAGATCACTGGCGATCAGCTGAAAATGATGCTGAGCCGCGGCGAGCGGACCCTGATCCGCATGGACCGTGACGATCAGGTAGTTGGCTGGGGCGTCGTCGGTGTGGAACAACTGCCCAACTTTCGCGTGATGTTTGTCTACGAGCTGTACGCACCTGGCGCCGGGTTCCAGGCCTTTTTTGATGAACTGAAAAACATGGCGCGCAGCTTTGGCTGTCTGCGTGTCCGGTGCGCGGCCAAGCCGGCGCAAGCACGTCTTTATGAGCGGCGCTGCGGATTCGCGCCCGTCTACCAAGTCCTGGAGGTCGAACTGTGAACATTGATGCCCTGCACGAACAGCTAAGCGCGGAGTTCGGCGGCCCGGCCTTGGGCGCCTTACCGGCATTCCCGGGTGACGTGATCCGCCCGCACAAGGGTGGCGGTGGTGGTGGTAATAGCACGACCACGCAGGAGGTGCCAGCCGAACTGAAGCCTTTGGCTGCTGCCTACAGCACCAAGGCGATGGACCTTGCAAAGCAGGGCCATCAGGGCTACGGCGGACAGCAGGTCGCCGGCATGAACAATCTGCAAGTGTCCGGTGCCAACAAGATCGCCATGCGGGCCCTGAACGGCGATTTGCTGACGGATCAAGCGCAAAGCACCATGCAGAACGCGCTCGGCACCGGGCAGGCTGCCACTGCCAACCCATCGGGCTATGCCTCCGCCGGGGGCTTGAACCAATACGCGGGCCAGAACCCGTACCTGCAGCAAAACATTGACGCGGCGATGGGTGACATCACACGCAACTACAACGACGCGATCGCGCCAGGACTTACGACCCAGGCAGTCAGTTCAGGATCATTCGGCAACTCTGGCGCGCAAGCGGCCCGGCAAAACTCGCTCAACGACCTGACAAAGAATCTCGGCAACACGGCCGCCGGCATGCGCATGCAGGACTACACGGCTCAGCAAGGCCTGGCAGAGAACCAGATCAATCGCAACATGCAGACCAGCCAGTTCAACTCGAACATCGGCAACGACTATGCCGCGCGAAATGACCAGATGAAGTCGCAGTACCTGAACCTGGTGCCGACCTACGCCAACCAGGCCTACACCGACGCCTCACAGCTGATGAAGATCGGCCAGCAGTTTGAGGACAAGGATCAGCAGAACCTCGATGCCCAGTATCAGGGCTATCTGGATCAGCAAAACCTCCCTTACAAGCAGCTCGCCGCCATGTCCGGTGTGTTCGGTTCCGGCATCGGTCAGACGTCGTCCACCAAATCCTCAGGAGGCGGCAAATAATGCTCCCACTACTGATTCCGATCGCTGTTGGTGCTGTCGCTGGCGCAATGATGAACCGCAAGAAGCCTTTGCAGGGCGCGGCGTTGGGTGCTGCAGCAGGTGCAACCGGTGGCGGTCTTCTGGGTATGGGGGCCGGTGCAGCCGCCGCTGGTGGTGCTGGTGCCGCGGGAGCTGGAGCTGCAGGCGCTGGGGCAGGCGCAGCATCAGCCGGTGCCGCCGGTGCTGGGGCTGGAGCGGCTGGAGCGGGCGCAGGAACCGCAGCCACTACGGCAGGCGCGGCGCAGTCCGGCGGGCTGCTCAGCACCATGGCAGGCTATGGCTCACAGGCAGGCCAGTACATGAAAGCCGCGCAGCCTTATCTGTCCGCTGCCAATACCGGTCTGCAGACGGCTGGGCTGCTGTCTCAAGGTCAGGGCGGGCAAACCCCTCCACCGGTAGCGCCAATGCCACAAGGCGGCGCTCAAACGCTGGAGCAGCTCGCTCAAGGCGCGCAGGACCCATTGGTCGCTCGCCGCCACCAGATGATGGCTCAACGTCAAAACATGTGGGGTTGAAATGGACGGACTTCTCGATTTCGTGAAAACCCCGGAAGGCCAGGGCCTGCTGGCGGCGGCGTTCGGTGCGGCTGCGACTGCTGGTCGTAGCGGGCCGGTCAACACGCTGGGCGCGGCTGGGCTGTCAGGCATCGCCGGTTACTCTGCCGCAAGCTCAAACGCGCTCAAGAACCAGGCGTTCCAAATGAAAAAGGAGCAAATGGAGCAGCTTCCAAGCCTGTATGCCACTGATAGTAAAGGCAATACGACATTCGACTTCAAGCGCGGCGCTGCTCTGGGCCTTCCTGCGAAGGACATGATGGTGCTCTCGCAGCTCCCAAATGCCTCAATGGCTAAGGTGGCACGCACCGTTGAAGTGCCAAGCGCCGACGGCGGCAAGCAAACCATGCAGTACGACGAGTACGGCCGCCCGGTTGGTCAGGCAATCAACTCCTACGTCGCACCTCAACTGGTCGACACAGGCGGCGCCAAGCAGTTCGCCATTCCGAAGGCTGGGCAGAGCTTTGCCATGAGCATGTCACCGGGCGAGAATGCGGCAAATGCCCGCGGCTGGGCAAGCATTGCCAACCAGCGTCAGCAGAACAGTATTTTGAACGAAACCAACAACATCAACAAAGAGGCCGCTCGAGTACAGATTGTGCAGGGCGCCGATGGACAGAGCTATCTGATCGATAAAGGGACAGGTCAGGCTCGGCCAGCGCAAATCGTTGGTGGAGAGACAGTGCAAAGCGGTCCTGTTGCTGAAGCAGCCGTGAAGAACCAAAAGAATATGCAGAAACTTGGTCCTTTAATCGACCAGGCTCGAGCCATTCTTCCCAATGCGACCGCGAGCGGCATCGGAGCTATGCGCGACGACGCAAATCGATTCTTTGGGCGCACAACACCAAGCGCGCAATCAGCCGCCAAACTGGGCGCCATAGGCGGCAACATGCTTATGATGATGCCGCGCATGGAGGGTCCGCAGTCGGATCGCGATGTCGAGAACTACAAGCTGATGGTGGGCAAGATCGGTGATCCGTCCATTCCGGCCGAAGAGCGCTCGGCAGCATTGGATGCACTCCAGGAAATTGTTGGGAGATACGCCGGGCAGCCACAGCAAGCCGCTCCGCAACAGCCGCCGCAACAACAACCAGCCGCCGCAAGCCGAGCCATTGTGCGAACCGGCAAGGATGCTAGCGGCCGTAAAGTGATCCAGTATTCGGACGGGAGCATTGAATATGGCAATTGATCCGTCCGGAATTCAATGGGACGACCAGCCGGTTGATCCGTCCGGCATTGTCTGGGATGAGCCACATCAGCAAGCCGCCGCGCCTACCGCAATGAATCCACCTGAGCAACCTGTAGCATCAGCACCGCCAGATAGGCTTAAAGGTCGCGGCTGGCTTGAAAAGGGCACGCTCGGCGCCGGCAAGGCTGTGGCTGACCTGATGGAAGGCGTAGGACTTGGCGGCGTGCTATGGCCTCGCGGCTGGCAGCGCGCCCCGGGAGCAGATAATGACTTGATGTCCGATCCTGCGGGTATTGGCGGCAACATTGCAGGGCAGGCCGGCTTGGCGTATTTGGGCGGCCGCGGTCTCCAAGCTGGTGGTGCTGCGCTGCAGTCAGCAGGTGCTGCGCGGTCTATTATTCCGGGCCTTGAAGCTGGAGGTAAGCTCATCCAGGCAGCAGGCAATGCGGTAATCAATCCTGCTACCTACCGACAAGCCGCTGGCGCAGGCGCGGCATTTGGCGCGCTGTCGCAGCCTGGGTCGCTGATTGATCGCGTGCAGAACTCGATCGTTGGGGGGCTTGGCGGCGCGGCAGGGTTGGCAGTCGGTCGAGGCGTGGGCAACGTCGCGAGCGGCGTGAAGTCGGCACTGACGCCGGCGGCCCCGGTCGAGATGGAGGTCACGGCCAAGCTCGCGCAGAAAGGGATCGACTTTGGCTCGTTGCCAAAGGCCGTGAAGGACCAAGTGGTCAATCTCGGCAAGAAGTCGATGGAAGACGTGGACAACCTTGATGCTACCCAGCTCGGGCGCATGGCCGACTTCAACGCCCTTGGCATCAAACCAACTCGCGGATGGCTGAGCCGTGATCCGAAGCAATGGTGGACTGAGAACACCCTTAATACCGTTGATGATCAGATGCAGAAACGCTTCGTTGACGCCAATCGATCGCTGCTGCAAGGCGTTCGCAAAGGTGCCGGTGATGCGACGGACTATGAGCGCGGTCAGGTTCTGCAAAAGTCCGTGAGTGACTATGACGCTGGCTTGAAGTCCAAGGCGGACAACCTGTATCAGGCCGCACGTAACACCGCAGGCCGGGATATCCCGCTCGACCCTCACAAGTTCGTCAATGATGCTTCGGTAGAGCTTGATCAACAGATGCTTGGATCAAAACTGCCTGCTGACACCTTGTCGTGGTTCCAGAAGGCAACCGAAGGCAAGGAACCGTTTGACATGGGTACAGCCATGCAGCGCCTCCAGGCCCTGAATGGCCGCATTTACAGCACCAGCGACAGGGCTGAAGCTGTGGCGCTCGGGATCGTGAAAAAGCACCTGATCAACGCGATAGATGGCGGCGAGTCGGCTGCATTCAGCGCCACTCCAGGCATGCGAAGCCCCGGCACGTCTGGCCAGCCGTTCACCGCAGCGCAGATTGGCGCACCAGCCGGAACGCAGGGCGGCATAGTGCCTTTCCAAGGCGGGATAGGGCCTGCCACTGGAGGCGCAGATCAGGCGGGTGATCAGGCAGTTCCAGGTATTGCCGAGGCATTCCGATCGGCACGCGCTGCCGCAGCTGATCGGTTCAGGTTTCAGGAGGCTAGCCCGCTGGTCGAGAAGATCCTCAAGGGCAACTATGCGCCAGAAGATCTGCCCGACATCGTCGGGAAAATGAAGGTAGACCAACTCAAAGGCCTATCCCAGCTTGAGCGTGAACGTGGTGTGCCAATCATGAGCTCCTTGCAGGACGCGGCCCGGGCCTACATTCGCGACTCTGCAACGCTCCAAGGTGAAACTGGCGGCTCCTTCACCATCAACGGTATGCGCAAGGCGCTGGACAAGATCGGTCCTGAGAAAGGCAAGGCGCTATTCGGAAATGATGGATGGGCTGACTATCAGCGAATTTTGCGGGCTGGTGGCAGCATCATGAATCCTCCCATGAAGCCGGCCGGTTCGACCACTGCGTCGAATGCATTGCGCTTCATCCAGGCGATGCCAAATATACCTGGCGTCAATGGGCTGCTAAATATGACGGTCACCGCCGCGAGCAAAGCCAAGCAAATGGCTGATGTCGGAACGGCACTCAATCCACCGCTGAACATGGTCATCCCGAAAAAGCCGCAACCAAGCATGCTGCCAATGCTCATGGCACCGGGATTGCTGGGCCTGACCCAGCAGCAGTGAGCTAGTCCTCGTCAGGATTGATGAGGACCATTTTTCTGATCCTGCTGCCCTTTGGAAGGTACTTTTTCGCAAGGAAGGTCAGCCAGTCTTCCAGCTTTACAAGGAACTGGACGCCAGCGAACACGGCGGACATCTGAAGCACCTTCAATAAATGCTCGTCAATCACTTAGACCTCCGGGGCTTGATGCCCTCACTCAAATAAACCCCGCCAAATGCGGGGTTTTTTATTGGGATGAAAAACCATGCCGCTTCCTTCTTCGATCAATGACCTTTCGCAAACGGCCGGCAGTAACAGTCCGGCCGGTTCGGAATCTCCATCGACCATTGATGACTATCTGCGTGTCTACGCATCTTACATCGCGCTGCTCCGTGATTTGACGCGGGCGTCGCTGGTATTTGCAAGCGTCAACACGACTTGGACGTCTGCCAACCTCGGGTATTGTGTTGTCGTCTCGGTGGCCGGTACTACCCAGACCCTGCCGCCAGTGGCCAGCTCTCCATCCGGCTCGACGATGACTTTCGCCGCCTATGGCGCTACCACCATCAAGGGAAACGCATCGGAAACCATTGCGAATATTTACGGCAGTGCCGCGTCCAACACAATCACGATCGGTGCTGCTGAGCAAATCCGACTGGTGAGCAACGGTAGCGTCTGGTGTATCGAGTCATACGTCCAGGCCAACGCGGCCGCCCCTATCAGCGCTACAGCAAACGCCAAGATGAGTGTTGCTGCGGCCTCTGCCAGTGCGACATTTACTGCCGACGAGGTGGTCGTAGGCACCGCTTTAGGCGGCCAGACGTACCGACTGACGTCATACAGCAAGGTCATCAACCTGGCGACAACTGGCGCAGGCGGCATGGACGCTGGCGCTGCACCGGTCAGTGGGTACGTTGCACTGTATGCAATTTTCAACCCGCTCACTGGTGCCTCCAGCATACTCGCGACAAATGCCACTTTGGCGGTAATGCCGCCCGTATACAACGCTGCCCCGTATCCAGCCGGATACACTGCGTCGGCTCTTTTGACTGTTGTGCCTACGAATGCCAGCAGCCAGTTTCCTATACTCGATGTGCTCGACAGGTTTGTAAAAATTCAGCTGGTTACCGTGCTCAACATAGTTGCCAACAGGGCAAACGCGCCATTGTCCATTTCGTCTGCAATCCCACCAAATGCAAAAGAAATATCGGGCGAGTTGGAGCTCATTTCATCCACTGCATCCAACCTGAATATCTCGATTTCTGGTGTTAACAGCAACGGCGCCCAGGGTCTCGGGATGCCGGTACCTGCTGGTGGCGACATTATCGGCAGCTATTACGGCGTACCCGTAACTACGCCCCAAATCATCAACGCCGCTGCGAGTACGTCGGGCGCTGGTCCTAACTTCAAAATCTACGTCGGTGGGTACAGGATATGATTGTCTACGTCCAGTTTGAAGACAGCACTGAAACCAAGATCATTGGCGTATATGGCTGCCCGCAGCCCGAAACAACGCCAAACCAGGGCGAAATTGAGGACACTGACCCACGCTATCTGGCGTGGCTCAATCCGCCACCGGATTACCTGGCAATCAATAGCGCAATTCTGCAGGGCCTAAAACATTTGGCCGAACAGCAGAAGGCCGCCATCACCAATCGCATTGGCACGCTGAATGATGCGATCGAGCTGGAGCTGGCAACCCCAGAAGAAGAGGCGGAGCTCCCATCGCGAGTTTTGCAGCTGAAGCAGTGGAAGACTTACGCCATTCTCCTTGGCCGGGTCACCACACAGGCGGGCTGGCCCGTGACTGTTGCCTGGCCGCTGCAGCCGGCCAATGGCATGGACCTTACTGTTTCGGCCGCGAGCCCCGACGCCGCATAACTGCCACATCACACACGGCCCGCCACCGAGCGGGCTTTTTATTGTCTGGAGAAACCCATGCTCGACATCTGCAAGGCGCTCGGCCAGTGGTCCTTTCTGCTGGTCACAAACCTGATCCTTGATGTGCTTGGTCTGTTCGTGGTCGCCCTGGCGATCCCGTTTCGGGTTGCTGGGGTCAGTGGTAGCGACGGTCGCCCAATCGTCAACCTACCGCGCTGGGCATGGCTGTTTGGCAACGACTATGACGGCTTGCTCGGCGACAAGCGCGGCTGGTGGGCGGCCAACACTCCGTTCGGCTGGCCGGTCGATTCGTTCTTGGCAATGTGGTGGTGGGCCGCTATCCGCAATCCGGTCAACAACATGCGTTTCGTCAAGTTCTGGCAGGCCCCGGTAAAGGGCAGCACGATCACCTACAAGGGCGACTTCTTCGTTCGCGACAGGCCTGGCAATGCCGGCTGGCAGTTCGTCAAGACCGAGAACGGCGGGAAATCATGGTACGGCTTCTACCTGGTTCACCAGTGGAGCTCTACCCGGGCCTTTGTGGTCCGCATGGGGTTCAAGGTGCAGCCAGATGACGCCGGCACCGACAGCGAGCCGCTGGGCATGACCACCAAAATCAACCCGTACAAGGCGATCTAACATGCCAATCACCGCGCAGCAGTTGCTGCAGATTCTCCCGAACGCCGGCAAGCAAGCCGGCGTTTTTGCATCTGCGCTGAACCTGGCCATGGAACGGTACCAGATCAACACTCGGCTGCGCATGGCGGCGTTCATTGCCCAGGTCGGGCATGAGTCAGGCCAGTTCCGGTATGTGCGCGAGCTCGGCGGTGACCAGTACCTGAGCAAATACGACACTGGTCCATTGGCCAAGCGTCTGGGCAACACGCCCGAAGCTGACGGTGACGGGCAGAAGTACCGCGGGCGTGGCTTGGTCCAGATCACCGGGCACGACAACTATCTGGCGTGCAGCAAGGCGCTATTCGGCGATGACCGGCTGTTACGTACACCTGAGTTGCTCGAGCAGGCCGAATGGGCGTGCAAGTCGGCGGCGTGGTTCTGGAATTCGCGGAACCTGAGCGCGCTGGCGGATGCTGGCGATTTCGTTGGCATCACTCGGCGCATCAACGGCGGGACCAATGGCCTGGCCGAGCGCCAAGCCTTCTATGCCTCAGCACTGAAGGTGCTTTAGATGAATGCCATCATCCTACGATTCCTTCCTTATATAGCTGCGCTGCTGATCGGTGCCGTCGGCGCCTGGATGTGGCAGGCCAACAGCTACACGGCAATCCTTGCCACCAGCGAGGCCAACCATCAGGCAGATCTTGCCACGATCGCCAATGCTGGCGCCGCCCAGGCGCGTCAGGCGCTGCAAAAGCAGCAGGCCGCCGAGCAAGCGCTCGCCACCCTCGACCAGAAAGCCCAGAAGGAAAAGACCGATGCGCTCGCTGAAAATGACAAGTTGCGTTCTGCTGTCGCTGCTGGTGCTCGCCGGCTGCGCATCGCGGGAAGTTGTAGTGCCAGTGGCGGGGACGTGTCCGGTACCGCCAGCGCCACCAGCCTGGGCAATGCAGGCACCGTCGAACTCTCTGCAGCTTCTGGACGGACTGTTCTCGACGTTCGAGCCGGAATCATCGCCGACCAAGCAGCCCTGAAGGCGCTGCAGTCATATGTGATCAACTTATGCCGGCCGGCCGATGGATCCAGCCTCAAATAGCCGAATCAACCTGAATTTTCTGGCTTACCCAGGTTTTCCATTCTGACTCAAGTCGAGCATCCACATATTTGCCGTCCGCGGCACGGGTGAAGCGAACGCCTTTGAAGTCGCCAGAGGCAAGTGCTGCGCTTTCGAATTCGTCGCGATACAGGTCCTCAAGATCGGCCTTGCTGGTTAATTTTTTGAAGTATCTAACGAAACGCTTGGCCACTTGAATCATAGGGTGCCCTTGGGGACTGATTTTACGATCCACAATCATATTGCATCTGGATTGGCAGGATCATGAGATTTTGACGGCGGGCTCACCAGATCGGCCCACTCCTGCATCATCCCCCGGCGCTGCTCCAGGTACGCGGCATGGTTGTACACATCGCGGATGACGCTGCTATCGGCATGGGCCAACTGCCGCTCGATCCAATCGCGGTTGTACCCGCGGCCGTTCATCTCGGTGGAGAACAGGTGCCGGAAGCCGTGGGGTGACTGTTTACCAGTGAGCCCGCACGAATCCATGACGTTGTTCGCGTAGTTGGTCCCGATCGGCGCCGTCATGATGTTGCGATTCCTGAACACGTAACGCTGGCCGCCGGTGATCGGCAGCATGCTTTTCAACAGCTCCACGGCCTGGAGCGACAGCGGCACCGAATGGTCCCTGCGCATCTTCATCTTGGCGGCGGGGGTCGTCCAGGTCGCGGCGTCCAGGTCGATCTCCGACCATTCAGCATGCCGCACTTCGCCCGGGCGCGAGGCGGTGTAGATCATCAGCATCAGCGCCGTCTTCAGTTGGTGGCCCGCCGCACAATCCCGGATCGCCGCCATGGTGGTCGGCATCTGGTCAAATGGCAGGAACGGGTGTGGCTTGTGCTGGCCCATCTTCTCGGTGACGGCGTGCATCTCGGCGGTGGGGTTCGCCTCGATCAGTCCAGTGGCAATGGCATAGCTGAACACCTGGCCCATGCGCTGGCGCACCTTCACGGCCGTGCCTACCGATCCGCGCTTCTCCACGCGCCGGATCAAGCCAATGACGTCGGCCCGCTTGAGGCTGTCAATCTGCCGGTCGCCAAAGACTGGTAGCACATCCAGCTCCATGGCGTTGCTGATCACCCGGTAGGTGCCCGGCGATATGCTTCCCTTCCTGAAAGCCAGCCATTCGTCATAGACACGACGGAAGGTGCGGCCCCCGGCCTCGATCATCTCGGCCTTCTTCTCCCGCCTCGAGTGGCGCGGATCTACTCCGTTCGCCACGTCCTCTCGCGCCTCGTCTCTGCGTGCGCGCGCCTCCTTAAGGCCCGTTTCAGGGTAAGTCCCGAATGAGATCCGCACTTGCTTGCTGAGCCAGGTGAACCGAAAGTGCCAGCTCTTGACCCCGCTGGCCGCCACATAGAGTGACAGGCCCAGTGCGTCAGGGATGGTGTACGCCTTGTCCTTTGGCTTTGCCTGCTTGGCTGCGGTGTCCGTGAGTGCCACTAGTACATCCTCGCGCTGGTCGTTTTTCAATGTACTGGATGATGTACTAACTTGGCGCCGCTGGGAAGGTTTGCGGTGGTACTCGGTGATACGCTTGATGCGCTGGAAATGCCGGTTTTAATGGGTTTTTGGTACGGGGAGGTTTTCGGCGGGAGGCTACCGTGGAGGCTTTGAAAATTTCCACGGTATGACCTGTAGGGCTTGAATATAGGGGGGTTTTAAGCGAGGATTGGTTTCTGGTGTACTGATCAATGTACTGATTGATCGTTGCTGGGGGTCAAATCGAGCATCCATTGAGCGATTGCCGACTGGCGCCAGGCCACCGAGTTGGGGCCTATTCTAACCTGTTTTGGGAAGGTTCCCTCCCGGATGCGACGATAAACCGTGTTCCGACCCAGGCCGGTGGTGTGCAGCACCTCGTCGAGGCGCAGGAAACGATCAATGCTTTCGATGGTTGTCTTCATCTCAACCATCCTTGCTCATGGCAGCCATGATTTCATCGATGCTTCGATCAAGCTCGCTGTCGTACACGTATGGCAGGGTTCCGTCGCTTTGTTCGACTTGTACATGCGCGAAGATGTGGTTTTCGCGTAACCACCGATACCGCTCGGCGTCCTTGCGCAGCGCCTTATTCGAAAGCACGACTCGAGCCCTGGACTCCTTCGCATTCCTGACTTGGCTCCGCAAATCCCATTCGCGAGCAGCGCCTGCTGCGACAGAATGCTTAAGCGACTCGTTCTCGGCTATCAGCCCAAGCACTACATCCGGCGCCAAACTCATATCAGTGAACCCGGTCGCACATTCGGCCATTCGTTTAAGGTCGCTGTAGTCGGTCATGCCTCACCTGCCAGGCGCACAATCGTCGCTATCTCGGTATAGGCCGCGTAGGCGTCGTCAGCATTCTGGAATTCCAGTTTAATGCTGTACTTGCCGCCCGATTGCTCCAGGGTGTTGAAGCCTTTGCCCAGCAGGAGGCCGACTGACTTCCGTCCATTTTGGAAGCCGCTGGAATCAGCGGTGGCCATGTCGACGGCGGTGTAGAGCGGAGTAGGCCCGCCGCGCAGGTGCTCGATCATCTGCGCCTGCTGGGCGATGGTGGCTTGGGCCGCGATCAGCTCGCCGTTTTCGTGCAGCGTCGTGACGATTGGCGGTGTGTCATACATTGCGTGCACTGGCCAGCCTTTTGCGCGCCAAAGTTCAGCCATGGCGCTGTCGTAGGTCGTAGCCGACTTGTCGGTCAGGTGATCTTCGGTGCGCCATGCCACAGGCTTCATTTGTTCTCTCATAATTTTCTCCACGCCGCAGCCGACACCCGAGCCCAGCGCTCTTGGGTGACAATGATGAAATTGCGAATCCCGGTCATGACCTTGTGCATCTCGCCGTCGAACTCGACGAACTGGCCGGTCTTGCGGTGTTCTGGATGGCGGTCTATGACGTCGAGCAGCTTGCCGACTCCACCGTCCTCGCGCCGTTCGTGAATGTCATATGCGGCCATGGCGCACCTCGTCGATCTTCATTTTGATCCCGCGTGCGTAGTCCACCGGCCAAGTGTCAAGCCGTTGTTCCAGGGTGCAGGAGACGGTTTCAATGGGCCCGCGCTCGTCGTATGCGCTGCGGGGCGTGCGACTGGCGTCGAACAGCATCTGCGCCGCGAACCGGGCGCCTTCTCGGATTTCAAGTTGAGACATGGGGATGCTCCGGCCGCGCGGGGCGGCAAGCAGGGGAGTAGTCAATTCGGGTTTACAACTGGAGGGATGAAGCTCAGCGGCAGTACACGCAGTAGAACCAGGCGAGGGCGCAGACTGGAGTGATCATTGATTCAGCTCCTTTACCTTGTCGAGGCAGGCGTTCCATTCGTGGTCGGCGTCAGTCAGGTATGGGCTTTCCTGCGTTGGCTCTCTGCGCTCAGGCAGCACCACCGCTACCGGCGCGGGCGGCGAGGTGTAGAGCGGAATTGAATCACCAAGGTCAAACCCAGTTACATAGACCATCCCGCTTGGCGTCAATTCCTCCAGTGTTTTTGGCTTGATCCAAGCCACCGGCTCTTGTCGCGCAATGACTGGAGCAGTGAGGATTGCATTTAGCTGATTAGCCGCATTGCCTCCAACCCCCCAGCAACTCATGGTGTCTTGGTACAGGAGCCTTGCCAGCTCCCGCGAAATCTCAATTTTCCCGCTCATTCGCTTGCTCCCGATTCGGTGGGTTTGATTCCAAGTGCTTCGCGCATATCCGAAAGAAGTTGCGGAGAATACACTTGCAGGCGCTCAGCGCTGTCGCCAATTGCTCCGCTAAATACGTCTATGGCCACGGTTAGAACATTACAGTCAGCGGCTGCTATCCATTCTTTTGATCGGCGAATCAAATCCTCAAGCAATTCATTCCGCTGCTCGGCGGCGGTCAGTGCCTTGCGTAAATCGTTTCTCTCTTGAGCCAGTTCGGCAACTCGATCAACTCGGTTGGCCAGCTCTTCCCGCAAAGCAGCCAGCTCGGCCTGGGCGGCGTCTTCTGGCTGATCGAACTCAATCAGTGTGCTGCTGCCTTCCTCTGGATATTCAGCAGTCGACAAGTGCAGGCCGTAAACTTCTTTGCCGTCATCGTCGGTGACTGTTCCAACCCAAAGGTGACCATCTGAATACTCGCCGAACTGACCATCTTCGCCATCACCGCAGTGGAAATTGATTACGCCGATCGTTTCTTTGTCCAGAAGCATTGACGCTGGTACAAGTTTGAAACTTTTAACTTCACTCATTCCAAAACTCCTTGCCGTTTATGAGGTGTGCCTCAGCTTTCCGAAAGCCCGTTATGAAACAGGCAGCACGCGGCAATGACGGCTATGACCGACAGCAATGCCCAGGCGGCGATGAAATTCATCAGCATGATTGAGCCCTCGTTGCCCTGATCCAGGTCTGGAAGGTCTGCCGGCAGAAGCCGATGTGCGCCTCGATGTCGTCCCACTTCGTACCCTTGGCGCGCATATCCAGCGCCATGTTCAGGTACTCGTCCGTGAGCTCGCGCTTGCGACCCTTGTTGCCCAGCACGATCCCGGCGTTGTTGAGGTAGCGCACGACGGTGGGATACGAGCAGCCCGCCGCGTCAGCGATGTGGTCTACCTGGTGCCCGGCCGCGTGCATCGTGAAAATCAGCCCGATCGAGTCAGGCGATAACTTGGCTGTCATGGCTCATTCCTCTTTGCGTGTTCCCGTTGCCGGGCTTTCGAACACTCTTTGTGATTTCCGGAACTGCGCGGCCGCTTGCAGTAGGTGCAGAAAAATCCAAGCTCCAAATAGCCAGCCTTGAGCTTTCCTTTGGATGACATAGGGCCTCCCGGCTATGCGGCGATCTCTTGAACTACCGATGGCTTATGGTTTGCTTCGAACGCGGCCTGCACCCAGCCGCGAGGTGTTGCACTGCGGATGTTCTTTGTCCTGGTCGACTTGCCGCCGCACTTCTTCCAACCAGGGTTATCCTTGTGTAACGGCAGCACAGGCTTGCGCTCAGGTTCCTTGAACCCAGGGCCATTCCAGATGCAGGTGTTCTTGTTGTAGGCATCACGCGGCGGGTAGATCTCTGGGTAGATCGGGTGAGCATCATCTTCTGGCAGATACCCGCCATACTCAGTCGGGTGAAATGAGAAATCAGGCTTTCGCCACATCGTAGAAATGACGCCAACAGGGTTTTCAAACCCCCAGCAATCGCATCCGCATGCCTCTGCAACTTTCGGCACCAGCATGCAAAGAGAGAGCGCTTCCGTCTGGAAATCAGGGTTGTTGGCGGCCTTCTTTGCGAAGTGTTTTGCCCCTGCAACGGTAAGATGCGTGCACTCTGGGAAGCCGAATACGAAGTCAGCCTTTCCGCCAACCATCCGGGCGATGTCGGCTGCGTGCTTCTCGATTTGGTCGTGGTGGAACCACATGCCGACCTTGAACAGGTTGCCGTGCCTGGTTATGCCTTCCTGATGCTGGCCGTCGAACATCCAGCACTCGTAACCGTCGTCGAGCCAAGGCTTGGCCATTAGGCCGGTGTAGTCGTAGAGGAAGATTGCTACGCGCCTCATTTTGAAAGCACCTTTGCGCGCTTCTTCGACCAAGCGATCACATCCAACACAGCGCTCTTGCTGAACACGCTGCGCGACTTGTAGTAATCGACTGAATCCTTGGCAACGCTGAAGCAGATCCCTTCCGGGAACTTCATCTTGCGCAGCTCGTCGTGGACGTTCTTTTCGATGAACTCAAACGGAGTCATATCGCCACCCATTCATTTTTTCCGTTGTAGAAGCCGCGCCATTCGCCAATCCGAAACACCAGTGTTCCTGGCGTGCAAAGCCATGCGCGCGAGATCGGCCCGCCGTCGAGCCGGAAGCTTTTCTTGATTGCGCTCAGCCGGCGCTTACGGATTCGCGGGCGAGACAGATCGATCCGCCGGATTCGGAGTAGGCTCATGTGCCACCTTGGATGAGTTGGTCAGTGCTGAGGCTTTGGAAAGAAGGCCGGATGAGGCCCTGCTTTACGTTTCGGAAAGTCGATGCCGAACTTGTCCAGTAGCCTTAAAAAGGTTTTGAACGATACGCCGAGCTGGACGATGGTCTGGTGCCGCGATAGGCCTTCCTCCATTAATGCCTTGATTCGCTCGGCGTCTTTGGCGTCCTTGGCTTCGTCAGGCACATAGCGCTTCAGGTTTTCCCTGCCGGTGTGGACTGCAGGCTGGAACTTGAATCCGGCCTCGACGGCGATCTTTTGCAGGGTGCGCAGGCAAATCCCGGTGGCTTCCACTGCCTGGGCGTATGTCATGGTTTCGGCCAGCGTGCGAATTCGGTCTACTAATTCGGCACGCTCTCTGGCCCGGGCCACTGCTCGTTCCTCGCGCTCAATGTCGCGCTGGGTGAGCTTGTCGACCTTGCGTGGTACCGGCTCACTCATGGGCTTGGCCTTGATCGGCGTCTTCTTGCGCCGCGGCGGCTCATGCCTTGCCGGTGGAGGCACAAAGCTCGGGCCCCGCAATACCTCAATAGTCCCTCCTTTACTCAAGAAGGCCTCCTGAAGCAGGGCTAGTTCGTGACGTTGCGGGTCGAGCTCCTTGACCATGTTTAGGTCGTTGCTGATGTATGCGCTCATGGCTGATCACCGTGGAATGCTTGCCAGTGTGGTTTGCACCAGCTCAAGGAATTTTGCGCGACGGTCTTCGAGGCGTTTCAGCTCGTCCTTGAAATCGTCTCTGGTTTGCCGGTAGACGATGAGCTGGCTGGCTTCGGGGAATTCAGAGCAGAAGCTGACGAAGTCGACCCAATCGCGGCCGGTGCAGTCGAGGTGCCCGACCAGTTGCCAACGGTAGGCCGGGTCGAACGATCCGCGCTTGAGGGTGGCGTAGTGCACGGCCGCGGTGACGGACTTGATCTCAATCACGCCATCTTGCTGGATCAGTCCGTCAGGAGAATCCCCGTGATCGCCACAGTCGAAGAATCCGCCGTTGGTCACGTCAACGAACTCGGCATCTTCGTAGAGCATGCGGGCTACTGGCTCCTGTTCATGCCCGCGCTCCATGTGGTCGGTCGAGAAGCTGAACTCAGCTTTCCGGCCGGTCGCGAGCTCCAGGGCAAGCTGTAACGCGTATTTCTTTGCCGGCTCGCCGAAAGCCGCGCCATCGTTCGCCATGATGCAGCCGAAGTTGGAGGCAGTGGCTTTGCCAAGCCTCAGCGCCTGCCATGCCTCGGTATTCTGGGGAACGTCATGCCACACGCGATTCATTGGCGCATTCCTCCATGAGTTGCTGCTGGTGGACTTCTGTGATGGATACGCGGGCCAGTACAGCGTCGAGGTTACCGTCGCGCTTATAGGCTGCTTTGGCGTTGTTCCAGCCCTTTTGATTCTCTGGAGTCAGCCATGCAATGACCGGCGCTTTCGGGCTGATCCGCAAGCCCTCCAGCGTCTCCTTGCCGAACTTGACGTTCGTGTCGACGTAGACGGTTACCTTGAATCCGGCCCAGTCCTCAATGAACGGTGAGCCCGTCAGCGAGCGCATCGTCTTGCTGTTGGTCGCGTTGAGGATCATCGGCTTCAGCTTTTCGCCAGGGCGTAAATCGCGCTCAGCGAAGTGCGCAGTGTTGAACACGTCTTTCGTCTTCTTGGTCTTGTCCGGCTCCAGCGATACGCGGGCAATGGTGAGGATCGTCGGTTCGACGATATCGGCGCTGCTCAGGTAGGGCGAGTCGAACGCCTTACGGAAGTGGGTTTTCGATTCGTTGGACACGATGAGTCTCCCCGCCATGCAGGCGGCGTATGAGTTCGAGTTATTTGGTAAGTGGTTACTGGTCGTCAAAGAGGTCGAGATAGTCGCTACTCTCAAGCCATTGAGAGTGCACAGAATCGCAGTCGCCACTTGGTGACGCACGCTGCAGCCAGTGCTCGAAGGCGCGCTGCTCTTCGTCATCGCTAGGTTGTCTTGGGGCAATGAAAGACTTTTCATGCCTTTTATGCGTGCCATCCATCATTTCTTTGGTCTTTCTCATCTCGCCACCGCCAAAACAGGAAGGCTACGAGGCTCGCCGTTCTCCTTGAACAGGCTGTACTGGAAGAGAAGGACGGTCATGCCAAAGGCTAGAATCCAGAAGAGTGGTTTCATGACTTATCCTCAGTTGGAGGGGCTGGGAGTGGCATCCAGTGCGTTGGTTCAATTGGGCATGATGGGTCTTGAATCATGTCCATGTAGCATACCCACTCGCCCCCTTCGCCTTGCCCTTCCCACCACTCAGCCACGTAAGTGTTGTGGCCATTACATGTCTCGGCGCGGCCTGATTTCGTGCCGGGCCAGATATTGCGCATTACGAGCACGGCAGTAGCATCTTTCGGCGCACTTTCAATCGTTTGCCATTTACTCATCTCATTTCCCCTTGTACTGAACCGGAACGAAGGTGTAGTGCTCGCGGCCGTGGTGGTGGACGCGCCAGTACTCCATGTCGAGTCGGTTCATCAGTTCCTGGAAGGTGTAGACGCGGGTTCCGAGCTTGGGCTTCATGGCTGCACCTCTATCAGTCGGCCGCGCGGATCGATCGCCCAGTCACCTTCCATGAAGGCTGAGTCGTCGCGGGCATTGATATCTTCTGCTGGCTGTTTTGCCTTGATGGCGCAGTCGGCGTGCTGAGTTCGCCACTTTCCCTGATGGCGTTCAAAGTGCCCTGCACCGGCCGCTACATTGCCGTGGCACCGGTAGCAAACACCTGCGTATTTGTTCCTCATGACGCCACCTTGCAGGTCCAGCGCCCCGCGCACTTGCATGGTTGGTCGATCCATTTCACATCGACCAGAAACAAGAAGCCCCGATTTCTCAGGGCCTCGACGATTCCTTCAAATGATCCGGCGATTATGGTCATGCCGCGCTCCTTGGCCGATGCGCGACGATCGCGTTCAGCCTTTTGCAGTAGTGGTGGAACTCTTCAGCGGTGATCTGCTCGGCCTGCATGCAGTTGGTAATGTGTCGCAGCACCAGCACTTCGTAGCCTTCTGGACAGCCAGCGCGTGAGAGTTCGTCAAGGTCTTCGTCGATCAGGATATGGGCGCTGATCTTCATAACTCCGCGTCCTCGGCCTGGGCCTTGAGCGCGTCGTCGGCGAGTGGCTCGAGCAGGGACTCGGCGATCTCCCAGAGCTTGCCCATTGGGTGCTGGGAGTTGCCCAGCAGCTCGGCGCTTGCCACCTTATCGGCGTGCCCGCTCAGTGCCGAGATGACCAAGTAGCCAAGAGATGGGGTAGGGATTTCGCAGTCGGCAAGCCGTTTGTTAACGAATTCGTCTACCGCTAAGCCGAATTGGTGAAAGGTCACACCCTGCGCCGCGCGCATCCGGCGCTGGAACTTCACGTCATAGCCAAACCGAACCAGCATCTCGGCGGCGCCATAAATCCACTCGGCCCGCGCAATTTCCTGCGCACTTTCGCTCACTGGAGGCGGTAGGCGGTTGTCGAATTCACGTTGAGCAAGTGCTATTGCGTTCATGTCGCCTCCAGAGTGGCGTGGTTATGCGAGGAAGTGGTGCCCGATAGCTACAGCGGCGGCTTCTGCCTCAGTGCCGAACATCAGCTCGCTCGTACTTGGCGACCCCCAGCTTTCGTATCGGACCTTGCGCCACCACTTGCCGTAGGCTTCGTAGGGCTCGCCGATGATTTCGGTGACGTAGCAATCACAGAGGTTCATGCGATATACCCGCCCGGCATAGTGGTAATGACCTTGCGAGGTGCGTCATGCATCCGGCCTTTGGCGCAGTCGTGGACGTCTGGGCGTGGCTTGCGGGGGAGGGGTGGGGTTGTGCGTTTCATTTGGCACGCTCGATAAGCATGGCGTCGGCGATTGCAAAGGCGATCTCAGAAATATGGCCATTGCTAGAGCCATTTAGCCCGACATTCCAACCTCCAGCGGGAGGCATCCTTATCATCGAGGCCATTGCCTTGGCCGCGAAGTAATCGCGAAGGCTCATACCAAGCACCGCGCCGTATTGATTGCTGTCGAGCGGGAACGCTGGCCCGCTTTCGTCTATGGTGCTCATCACACTCACCTCCAATCGCCCAATAAAAAGCCCGGCGAACCGGGCTTTACTACCTCGCATAGACCTCCCTACGCGGGGTGATTCGCCTCCTGCTGGAGGGCTTTGACTATCTGTTACATGGCTGCAAATCCTCCGCGCGAGTTGAACTCGGGCACTTTTTGCCCTTGTTGGAATAGGTGCAGATGACCGGAGCTGATCCCGGCACGACTATTAGCGGCCTTAGTGACACCGGAGTTTCACCGGGGCGAAGGTTTCAGCCGCTTATTCTTGGACTCGCCGTGGCCATCTGGGCGCTTACTCACTCTACCGGCCACGATTCCCGCGATCCCTCAGGTCTTACACTTGCCCATCAGCCTGGGCATTCATCTGCATCGGTAGAGCACCTCGCCTGTAACGACATTGGATCAGGACGATTCGAGGTGCTCTCCGATACAGACCTCTCCATCACCATGGAGATATCGGGCCATTTGCGTCTGGCAAGACGTGTACGGAGAGGGTTAGTGAAACCGGACTGCGCCGCCATCCGCTGCGCAATCAAAAGCTGCTTTCCATTCCTGGAACTTCTCCCAGAAATGTCCGCCGACCTGCTCAGCTTTCTCGGCGAATTCGGCGTAGTCCTTGGCGAGCTTCGCGCTGACCACGGGGCCGATGGTGCCGTCACAATCGGAGAAGTTGATCTGCTCGGCGAATGGGCCTTGTGCGCCATTCCAGCAAGCGACGCAGTGACTTTCAGCAACTCGACCATATTGTTCGTATTGGCCGACCGGATACCCAGCAAGCTTTGCCAGCTGATCGCGCCATGCGTTGTAGGCGCCATAGAAATCGCGGAGCCCCGCACATTCACCTTCAATCCTGTAAACCGCTTTCGGCGTGATCCCCTCAATACGACCAGGGAAGTCTGGATTCTCGTAGAAGGTTTCGTGGTTGTCGTAGTCGACAGGATCGCCGTCAGCGTCAATCTCTGCGTCAGGAGCGAGCACCAGCTTGCTGTACGCCGTAATGTCCAATCCCATTGATGAATCCTCGTTTCGTGGCTTTCGAATGCCTCCCGGGGTTTGAGAGGCAGTCGTAAAGCCAGATGGCGATCCGGAAACAGCCAGATGCCATCTGAGGTGATGCAGGGGCCGCGTTGCGCGGAGGTTGCTTGGTCATCCGCATCCCGCTGCGCACTCGGTGAATGCGCAGGAGGATGGTTCAGGCCTGCATTTCGGCAGCAGCTTCGGCTGGCGTGCAGCCATCTGAAAACAAGTCGAACAGGTCGCTTTCTTCATCCGATCCATCGGCAACGTAATGTCCAATGATCTTCCCGGCCTGGTCGGCCCACTTGCGAAAGCTCAGGACCTGCGCATCTTCGCGGCACTCATCAGCCGCCATGGTTGCCATGTTGAACATGGTGTTTCCCTCCGGTTGTCATCCCAAAGCACCCCGTCCCCGAGGTGCTTCAGTGATGCTTTCCGTCGTGAGCAGCTACTGGCTGCACTCACCGACCTGAATCTGATGTGTCGTCTCACCATTGGCGCCGATTCCTCGATTCGCCCCAGTTCAACTATCCGTCCTACCTAAAGAGCTTTGTTCCGGTCGGTCCCCTGTCGGGGGTCGGGAGATCACTTCGCTGATCCCGGGCTATCTGGCGGCTTCACCAGTCGTGTGGCGGGTCCTGTTAGGCCCTGGCGCCTCGGTGTTCTGTGGCGTTGAATTAAAATTACCACTGGCATTATTAGTCGTCAATACCAATGGCAATAATATTTTTCGTGGGCAATAAAAATCCCGCTCAATGGCGGGACTCGTTGTGCTGCTTGTTGCCTAGATGGAGATGTCTTTGGACGTCTCAGCCTTCTTCGGCTGTTGTGGATTGGTGCGTTGCGCTGCTTTGACTGCGGCGCCACAAATGGTCTCGGCAACCAGGGACGCTATGTTCCCGCCGCCAAAGACGAAGCCGTTTTGGCCTGACAGGTTGCCTTGCATGTCGTGGGCTACAAGGGCGCCACGGCCAGCAATGCAATCATCTGTAGGGACCGACCACTGGAAGAGGGTTATGTCACGGGTGCGGTTATTGATGACTCTGGTGACCACTACGGCAAGCGTGTTGCCTTTCGTGTCTCCGTCAAAACGGAAAGAGCCTTCCTGCATTTGGTAGACGTTTTGATCAATGGTTGTGACATACACCCAGCCGCCATCGCTATCGCCTAACTCCGGCTGCTTTGGCGGATCTGGTTGGCTGACAGGCGTTGGCGATAGTTGCGCCGGCGCCTGAGCTGATGGAGCTGGGAGCTGTAGTACGCAACCAGCCGTAAAAGCCGACATCAAGAGCACGACCGCAAACTTTGTCATACGGACACCGTGTCAGTATTTTAATGAAACCCGCCCGACCAGAAGACCCGACCAAGGACGACAAGGTCCTGATCCTGTATCTGCTGAGCGGTGTATTCCTCGTCTGGGTGCTCGTCCCGATTGAAGCTGCGCAACCGCAGGCCGCCGCCAGGTAGCCGGTAGAGCTGCTTTACCCGGAGCTGGCCGGCGTGATCGATAGCGTACATATCGCCATCAATGACGCGCGTGTTGCTGGTGTCCACAGCGACGGTCGAACCATTGCGCAACACGGGCTCCATGCTGTTTCCGGCAACAGTTACGCACTTGGCGCTGGCTGGATCGACACCTTTGTTGCGGAGGCTGATACGGCCAAACCGAAGTCTTCGGTTGGAAGACTCCTGGACTGCAGTTCTGCCGCTTCCGGCGGACAACTCAACTTCCTTGAGGAACGGCACATAGACCTCATCATTCTCGAGCGGAGTGTCATCGTCCCACACCTCGATAGAGTCGAGGAACTGGGCATTAGACAGTTCACGACGAATAGGCGTGGCGCCCGTCGTCATCCTTGCAATCTCTTCAGCCAGGCGCTCACTGAAGTCTGAGACATCTACGCCGAGGATTTTGGCAAAGGATGCTGCAACAGAGGCATTCAGGGGGTTCACGCCGTTCAGGTAATGACTGACGGAGCTCTGATTCATATCCAGAGCGTGCGCCAGCTTCTCCTGAGTCAAGCCCAAGGCGGATTTTCTAGAATTAAAGAGAGCCTTCAGACGAAGGCATTCCTCTTTCTTGTCTGGCGGTAAAGGTCTTTTGCTCATCCCTAAATAATATTCCTTGCAGTATTAATACGACAAATGCCGTAGGTATTTACTTTCATAAATGCCATAGGTAATATTCAATCCATGAACAACCATGGAGTCAGCCATGACCCGTATCCACATAAAGCAGTTTGCACAGGAGAAGGGCCAAGCCGAGGCAGCTCGCCTGCTCGACATGACCCAGGGCGGCATCAGCAAAGCCATTCGAGTAGGCCGCGACATCTACGTCACTCAGCACCCTGACGGCAGTTATACCGCCGAAGAAGTGCGTCCCTTTCCCTCGCAAGCGCCTGCCAAAAAATCAGCAGCCTGAATAATTTTCTAACCACGCAAGGAATCGACCTATGTACACAGATCCTACCCACCTGCATGACAAGCCCACCAAAGTTCGCCTGGATGACGCTGCCGACGAACTGCTGACCGCAATGGCCAGATATCAGCGCACCCAGAAAGCTGTATTGGCCCGCGAAATCCTTGAGCGTGGCCTGACCCAGATGATGGAAGAGCTTACCGCGAAGACAGACGTAGCCTGAAGTGGCTGGGGAGGGACTGTGCCTGAAACAAAAGAGCTGGACGTACAGCTCGACGGGAGAGGAATGGCTGAGTTGGAGCTGTTAGCCAAGCAAGAAGGCATTTCACCCGAAGAGCTCGCGGCACGAATCATCAACAAGGCCTTAGACCGTATGACCCGGCCGCCAAAAAGTCGAAGCAACATCGCTTCGCTGGGGCGTAAGGGCTGATAAGTCCCCGAGGGACTATTGAGGATCTGATGACACCAATCACCAAATCGCAGGCGAAAAAAAACCGGGGCGCAATCCCGGTTTCTTTCATTGCTGTTCTGCAAAACGTTCTGGAGAGAATCATGAATGAGAGCGTTGTCACAGTCAAGGGGGTGATCTAATGGCCCGCGCACGCAATATCAAGCCAGCGCTGTTCACCAACGAAGTGCTTGGCGTTGGCCATCCTCTTTGCACGCTTCTATTCCAGGGTCTCTGGTTGCTGGCAGATCGTGAAGGCCGGCTTGAAGATCGTCCACTTCGCATCAAGGCCGAGATCTTCCCATACCGGGAAGCTGATGTTGATGCCATGTTGCACTGGTTGGCGCACAAAGGCTTCATCGTTCGGTATCAAGCCGGCGGGAAGGCGTACATCGAGGTCATCAACTTCACCAAACACCAGAATCCGCATAAGAACGAGAAGGAGTCAGAAATTCCTTCTGTATCAGAAGGTTGTATCACTTCCGATTTTCTCGGTACTCGTTCCGAATTAATCGGAAGCACTCGGGCTGATTCCCTCTCTTCTGATTCTGATCTTCTGATTCCTGATTCACTGATTCCTGATGTTCTGATCCCCGATTCAGAAACCTTGCCGATCGCCGAGGCTCAGGCGCCGACGAACATCCAAGTGCTGAAGCCACGGGCCAAGCAAAAGACCGATGCCCAGATGGCAAACGCGAACACTTGGGACGCCTACACGATTGCTTACCTGGAACGGTACGGCGTGGAGCCGGTGCGTAACGCCAAGGTCAATGCGCAGATTGCCCAGCTTGTTCAGCGCCTCGGGGCTGATGAGGCCCCGCAAGTCGCAATGTTCTACGTGACCATCAACGACTCTTTCTTCATTCGCGCTTCGCATGAGTTTGGGTTGCTCGTTGCCAGGGCTGAAGGAATTCGGACGCAGTGGATTACCGGGCGCCAAGTCAATGCTGTAACGGCACGTCAGATCGAGAACACACAAGCCAACATGAACGCTGCACAGGAGGCTGCCCGCAACATCATGGCAGGGGGTGAGCGCAATGCTTTCCTCTGAAAACCTCGCAGCGCTCGCTGGAGCGATTTGCGCAACTGCCGAGACCCTTGGTCAGACCATCAGCGGCGCAGCGGCTCAGCTGATGGCTGAGGACCTTGCAGAGCATGATCCTGTTGATATCCGTCGCGCGCTGCAGGCCTGCCGCCGCGAACTGACTGGCAAGCTCACATTGGCCGCGATTCTCCAGCGCATTCAGGCGAGCGATGGCCGCCCGGGCAAGGACGAAGCATGGTCGATCGCCCTTGAGGCTGCCGACGAAAGCGCGACCGTGGTGATGACTGCCGAGATCCTGCAGGCCATGACTGCCGCGCATCCGGTCCTCGACCTTGGCGACAAGGTTGGTGCCCGCATGGCATTCCTCAGCGCCTACGAGCGGCTGGTTACGCTGGCCCGGGCAGAAGCTGTGCCGGCTACCTGGAGTGTTTCCCTCGGCTTCGATCCTGCTCGCCGCGTGACTGCGATCGAGTCGGCTGTTCGGATGCAGCTCATCAGCCAGCAAGCCGGTGCGCAGTATCTGTCCGACCTGCGTGTGGCGCCGATCACCACTGATGGCCAGGCCATTGCCGGGCTGTTGACTGGGAAGGTTGTGCAGCCGTCACCAAAGCTGCGCGAAAAACTCGCCGAAGTCCGTTTGATCGTCACCGCCGCCAAGGCTCGCCAAGACCGCGAAAAACTCAAGAAGGCCCAGGCTGACCGGGTCGACACATATCTGCGCAAGCGCCAGACGCGGGCCGCTATTGCCGCAATGCAAAAGGAACTGACCCATGTCTGACATCTGCGATGAAGCCGACGAAGTAATCGAGCAAATCCGCGAGCGTGCGCTTGCCCAGATTCCCCGTTACACCGGTATCAGTGCCACTGAATGCGAGTGCGGCGAAGAGATCCCGGAAGGCCGTCGTGTGGCTATTCCTGGGGTGAAGCTGTGCGTGGGGTGTGCTGAGCGTGAAGCGCTGGTGAAGCAGGGAGTGCGGCGGCTATGAGCGTAATCGAAATAGCTTTTCTCTCTTGGGTCCTCGGTATGGCGATGGGGATATTCCTCGGACTTACTACGAGCAAAAGACCATGACTGACAAGATCAGCGTCAACAGCTCCAGCAAGCTCACCGAAGCAATCGGCATGCTGACAGCCATGTTCCGCGAGAAGAAGTTCGTGGTGGTGTCGCTGCGTCCCGGCAAGGACCGGACGCTCGATCAGAACGCTCTGTGGTTCGCCCTGTATGAGCGAATCGCCCAGATGACCCAGATCGGCGACGTGGAGGATGCCCGGCGCTACTGCAAGCTGCACCTGGGCGTGCCGATCATGCGCGCCGACGATGCCGACTTCCGCGACGGATGGAACCGCATTTTCCTGAATCTGCCCTACGAGCAGAAGCTGGAGTTGATGGGGGCATGCCCGATCTTCGGCCCGGACGGGTTCCCGGTGACTCGCCTGTTCAACCGTGCGCAGGGCATCGCTTACACCGATCGCATCGTGGACGAGTTCACGGCCAAGGGCGTGTTCTTCCGCGACCTGCTTGGGGAGGCGGCAGCATGAGCGTCCCTATGCAAGCGTTCATGATCTTTCTGGCGATGGGTGCTTCATCTTTGTTCACTCTCGCCTCTACGCATCCAACCAAGGGAACAATTGGCCTGACCTTCCTCCTGTTCATGGTGATGTTCACCTTTGGCGTAGCGGTTGGCGCTGCTGGCAGGGGGCGGTAATGACACTTCCATCGAAACCTCGCAAGCCAAAGACCTGCGCCAACGAAGAGTGCAGGGCCTCATTCGTACCCCAGCGCCTCGGGCAGAAGGTGTGCAGCCCAGCCTGTGGACTGGCGAACAAGGACGCGAACGCTGACAAGGCGCGCAAGGCCCTTGCTGATGTGGGCCGCGCCGAGATCAAGGTTCGCAAAGAGGCCCTGAAAAGTCGCGCTGATCACCTCAAGGATGCCGAGAAGGCGGTCCGCGACTACCGCCGCACCTACGAGCTGAGCATCGGCAGCGGTTGCATCAGCTGTGGTGAGTCGCAGGAGTCGATCCTGGCCGCCCAGGGCTGGAAGACTGGCGGTGCATTCGATGCAGGGCACTTCCTCGGCAAAGGAGCCCGCCCGGAGCTGAGGCTGATCCCAACCAATATCTGGTTGCAATGCAAAAGCTGTAATGCCGGCTCGTCCAAGTACGCCCGCAAAGGCGAGACGGTTTCGCAGGCATTCCGTGCCGGCCTGATCGCCCGCATCGGACTGGAAGCAGTTGAAGCGCTCGAAGCCGACCACGAACCGCGCAAGTACACCATTGATGAACTGAAAGCCATCACCGCCGAATACCGCGCCAAAACCCGAGAACTCAGGAGAGCTGCAGCATGATCATCCACATCTACGTCGGCTTCATGTTTCTGCTGGGCCTCGGGTTGATTGAGGGGATTCGCCACTTGCTGCGCCGGGAGCGGATCGCGCGGGGGATTCGGCCATGAACTGGAAAGGCATCAGCAAGAACTGCATGACCAGCGAGGAAGGCTATCTGCTGAGCAAGTACGCCATGCAGGACGGGGCAGCGTACGTGGCCCGGACGCCGGCGGGGAAGATCCTGCATTCCGGCAAGGATCTGGCAAAGGCCAAGGCGGCATGCATTGACCATTTTGAATCGAAACAGGGGATCGCAGCATGAGCGCACTCGACATCCAGGTATCCGGCAGCCACTACAAGGATCTGAAGATCCAGCCAATTGAGTACATCCATGCGAACGGCATCCCCTTCGCCGAGGGAAGCGTCATCAAGTACGTGTCTCGTTGGCGGTCAAAGGGCGGGGTCAAGGACCTGGAGAAGGCCAAGCACTTCCTCGAGCTTCTGATTGAGCTGGAAACGAAGTCGGCCCCCGCTCCGGCAGTCAAGACCCCGGAGCCGGCAGAATTGACGTATGCGGAATTCCTTGCAGCGAAGACGGCCCGGGGAGACAAGTAATGGCCGAACGCAAAGTCACGGACGAGCAGATCATCGAGGCGCTGGCCACAATGAGCGGCGCCAAGGCTGCTGAACACCTCGGGCTGAATGCCAGGACGCTCCAGAGACGGCGCGCTCGCCTGGCGCTGAAGGGTCATATTCCCGAGATGTACATCGACACCAAGCTGCCGTCGTTCCTGAAGATCGCAGGGACGTCCCAGCTCATGCGCCGCGGTGAGACTGAGCCGCTGTTGTCCTGGGTGAAGACCAACACCGACATGGAAGCGCTAGAGGCCCTCATCAAGGCCTCCTGCGAGGCTGCGGTGAAGGATTTGCCGCATGTGCCTGCCAGGCCATTCGCCGGCGAGTACCTTCCGGACCTGATGACGGCTTACCCGATCGGCGACCCGCACTTCGGCGAATACATTTGGGCGGCCGAGTGCGGGGAAGACTGGGACCTGAGTATCGCCGAGCGTACGCACTGCGCCGCCATGGCTTCGCTGGTTGAGTCAGCACCACCAACCGAGACCGCAATCATCGTCAACCTCGGGGATGCTGCGCACTACGACTCCATGGCCGCCATCACTCCGCGCAGTGGCCACCACCTGGACGCAGACAGCCGCTACGCCAAGATGGTCGACATCCTGATCCTCGCCATGCGTCAGTGCGTCGAGTCGGCCTTGACCAAGCACAAGTTCGTGCATGTGGTGCACGTCATCGGTAACCACGATGAGACCGGGGCCGTCTGGCTGAGCCGCCTGTTCGCCCACCTCTACGCCAACGAGCCGCGCGTCACGGTCGAAACCTCACCAAGCGTCTTCAGCTACTACCGCTGGGGCAAGAACCTCATCGGAATGCACCACGGGCACACCAGCAAGGCCGACAAGCTGCCAGGCGTCATGGCGACAGACCGCGCCAAGGACTGGGGTGAAACGATCCACCGCTACTGGTGGACCGGCCACATCCACCACGAAAGCAAGAAGGAATACCCGGGTTGCACCGTTGAATCCTTCAACACCCTGGCCCCGAACGACAGCTATGCCACGGCCGGCGGCTGGAGATCGCGCCAGAACATGAAGGCCATCGTCCTTCACCGCGAGCACGGAGAAGTGGCCCGTCACACCGTGCATCCCTCGATGCTCAAGGAGGTAGCAGCATGAGAGACGCCGAAGATCTGTTGACGCAATGGGGAAGATGGAGCCGTCAACAAGTGGGGGTTCCACGCTGCACCTCGCCGTCGTACGTGCTGATGCGCGATAACGTGGAGCAGATGGACAGTTTCCCGGCTGCGAACATCACCGACGAGGAAGCGATGATGGTTGACCGGTTCGTGGCTCGAATGGCGCGCAGACACGCAAAGATGGCTGAATGCGTTCGGGTGTACTATCGCGGAATAGACAAGACGATGGCGGACGTCGGCAAAGAGGTTGGCGAAACCAGGCTTAAGGTTCGCGAGTACATCATTGCCGGGCAGGCATACATCGAAGGGTGCATGGAAATGGGGATGGCGGCATGAATGATCGTGAAATACTCGAACTGGCGGCCAAGGCTGCAAGGTACACGTTGGACGGTGAAACCCGAGATGTCTGGAATGGTGGTGATCAATTACCAGAGATATTCATAAGCATCGAAGGTCGGAAATGGAACCCGCTCGTAGACGATGGAGATGCTTTTAGATTGGCTATAGATCTAGGGCTTTTCGATGACTCGACTGCATATTCTGCTGGGGCTGTCATTGGTATCGATGAATATGCAAAATTCAGGAGAGTGATCGTTGAAAAGGCGGCTGAGAGTCAGCTTAGTCATGAGCACTTCCATGAGCCATATTGGCTTTGCTGCGGGTCTCGCGATAAAACCCACACAGATGATAGGGCACGGTCATGCGTTGAGGCGGAGCAAGGGCGCACGGATCGATGCGTCTATGCAACCGCTAGTGAACATAAAATGGTTTCTCGAAAATAGGTCAATCATCTTGACGTGTTAACTTCGGTCTGGCATATTGCCAAAAGATGCGGTTTTACCGCCTCGAACGGACACAACCAACGCCGAATGCCCGCACATGCGGGACAAATTCCAAAGCCTCGCCATCGTGCGGGGCTTTTTCGTTTCTGGAGTTCCCGATGACCATCACCGTCGACGAAAAGCTGCTTGAGCTGTCGCGCTGCCTTGCTGACACGGCAGCCCAGTTGCAGGGTGGCAGCCTGGATGACCTGGCCATGAAGTTCGCCAAGGCCGCCGAGAACCTGCTCGCCCAGGCCGTCAAGAGCTCAGAAACCGTCAAGTTCGTTTGATTTCCCCCTGACACCGCTCCCCCAGCGGTTTGGCGCCTCACACTGGCGCCTTTTTATTCCTGGAGTAGCCATGACCGAACCCGCGAGCACCACGGCCGCCGGCGTATTACTCGCGAAGTACGGCATCACCATCGCGGGTTTCGCTGGTGCAATCCTGTCGCTGACCTTCCTGCAAGGCCTGACACGCAAGCAAGCCTTCTGGGCCTTCATGACAGGTTTCGGCTCAGCCGTCTTCTGCACCCCGTTGGCGATCGGCTTCTTTCACCTTGAGCCAGGCGGCGAAACCCAATACGGCGTTGCCTTCCTGATCGGCCTGCTGGCAATGAACATCATTCCCGTACTGAAGAAGATCATCGGCTCCAAGGGAGATGCATGAAATGCAAATCATCCTGCAGGTCGTCGATGCATTCCTCTGTGTGATGGTGGTGATCGCTGCTGCTGAGTACCTGCGACGCATCCGCCCGATGGATGAGCCACTGCTCAGCGTGGTGCTCTATACGGTCGCCATCGCCGCCTTTGGCAGCTTCATCTTCAACATCAAAGGCTACGCGGTCAGCCCTTTCACGATGGCCCTGCACGCAGCGGTTGTCCTGTACGCCATCCTGCAACGTGGGCGCATCTGCAAGAATCCGCAATAAATCTGCCTGAAACGTCTGGAATATTCGCACTTCATTGCACATCGGTGGCCCATGAGCGCAGATCTGAAGGTTGTCACTCTCCAACGCGAAGGCTGGCGTGATGCTGCAACCACCCTGCGCATGATCGCTGACCAGATGGAAAGCGGCGAGATCGAGCCGTGCGCCATTGGTGCGATGGTCATAATCCACGACAGCAACGCAATCAGCACCTTCGGCTTCGGCCCAAAGGCAGAGGATTTGCAAGTGCTGGCAGCTTTCCGCCTCGGCGAGCAACAGATCATTGACGCCATGCTGAGCTACGAATGACATGACTCGCCAGATCAAGGTGCGCGCTTACCTCCCCTGGTGGTTCCGCACCTACGTTCGAGCAGTCTACGCATTCGCCTACATGGCAGGCCTTGAGGTTGATCAAGACGTCATCCGCGCCCAGGTCAAGCAAGCCACTCGCTACCGCGAGATCGAATAACTGAAGGACTCCAACATGACAGCCAAGCCTGATTGGGAGCGCATCGAGCAGCTCTTCAGGGCCGGCCTGCTTTCTGTGCGCGAGATCGCCTCAGCTTGCGGCGTCTCGCACACTGCAATAAACAAGCGTGCCAAGGCAGAAGGCTGGGAGCGAGACCTCAAGGCCAAGATCAAGGCCAAGGCCGATTCGCTGGTTTCCAAGCGTGAGGTTTCCAGCAAGGTTTCCACTGAGCAGCTGGCAACCGAGCGAGGCATCGTTGAGGCGAATGCTGAGGTCATCGCAAACATCCGGATGGCTCACCGTTCGGACATCACTCGCTCGCGTCGCATTGCCAACAAGCTGCTGGATGAGCTTGAGGCGATGACTGATGAGAACGGCACGCTCCGTGAGCTGATCGACCAGATGAAGGACGATGAAGGCCCGGCAGCGCTATTAGAGGCTGCTGAGAAAATGGCGAGTCTTCCGGGTCGTAGCAAGATCATCAAGGAACTGAGCGACACGCTGAAGAACCTCATCACCCTTGAGCGCCAGGCTTACGATTTTGATAACGCTGGCAGTGATGATCCGGCTGCCGCCAGCCTGACCGTCAGCTTCGTCAAGCCAGCCAATGGCAATTGAGTTCCCCGAAAAGCTCGCGTTCCTGTTCGAGCCGCACCGGTACAAGGTGGCATATGGCGGGCGGGGGAGCGGTAAGTCGTGGGGTTATGGGCGCGGCCTGTTGCTCCAGGGCGCTCAGAAGCCGATGCGCATCCTGTGCGCTCGAGAGATCCAGAAGAGTATCGCTGATTCGGTGCACAAGCTGCTTTCCGACCAGATCGCTGCCTTGGGCCTGAGTTCGTTCTACGACGTCCAGCAGGCCTATATCAAGGGCGCAAACGGCACAGAGTTCAGTTTCGCCGGCCTGCAACAACACACAGTTGATTCGATCAAGTCCTATGAGGGCGTCGACATCGTGTGGGTTGAAGAGGCGCACGCAGTAGTCAAGAAGAGTTGGGACGTAT